AAAGAATACAGAAGTTATTAACTTCCAGTCACGTGCAGCTACATTAGGGAATAAATCTTCCCCATTAATTAGCTTAACAACACCTAAAGCTCCCATTGCAATTACTACAAAGGACATTGTTTTGAAAATCAAATTGAGCACTTTTTCCATAAGTCTAAATATTTATTGATTAAAAGTTTTACGTTAAACCACACAAGAGCAGTTACTATTAGAACTCTAACTTCTCTATATGGTATAAGAAAGAGAGAAAATCAAGTTAAGCGCCGGCGCGCAGGGAATGCCACTTTTGACAGTGACAATAATGGGTATTTATTGTAGAGGGTGCTTAAAAATTGGGTAAAAGGTGATAGTTTTAAATGAACTAATTTGACCCTGGGAACACATCTTTGCCACAAATATGATAGTACAATTTGAAGAGGGGCACGCACCCCGCCGCAAGAAAAATTGTACTAAAACTTTTAAGCATTATTGCGCACCCCTCTATATATTTATTTCGTTATTATCTCTTTTACATAAACAAATTCAGCATAACAACCTTTAATTATTTTGCCTTTATTGTCAATTTTATTAAAAATGCGGTTAAATCGTTCATTGAACAAGTCAAACCGTTTATCTGCTATAAAAGACAGATCGAAATCACTACGCAATAACACATCTTTTATGTTATCATCCTCCACATTTTCTAATATTTTGAGCCTAATTTTTTTGTCACCAAACTCATTATTTAGCCCTAGCCAAAAGGGGTCAGGATCCAAAATTCCCGGTAAAACAACTGGATTTTGACTAGTCAATTCTTGGCTAGATTCAACTTTAGACAAAGGTTGCATACTAGCCGGTTTTTGACTAGGTTGACTAGATTGAACTTGACTAGGCTGACTAGGTTGACTAGATCCAATTTGATTTAGCTGTTCCCTTTTCAGTCGGTTTGCGACTATTTTACTGAAGCCATATTTTTCGGCTACTTTACCGTCAGATAATTTAAAGTCCTCTTCAGTTAAGACTACGTTTATTTTCCCTTTTCTCATGATACATTATTTATTATTAAAAAGGAGCTGCACAACAATGTCATGCAACTCCTCACCTTTAACCCCCTAACCAAAAAACTCTTACACTTCAATCAGTGTCCAATACTCGCAGTTATATCCTTGCAAACATTGGTACAAAGCGATCTCTTTACTAGCTGCATTTACTTTTAAACTCTTTAAGCGCTGTGCACTCTTTTTTATACCACGCTCTAAATAAGCAAATACAAAAGTCTTATCCTTGAAGTTTTCAACTTCTTCTGCAACTTGCGCAACTTGCGGCTCTACAACAGCACCATTGATACGCAACATCTCAGCATTTAACTGAAAGTATAGTTCAGGGGGGAACTGAACATATTTCTTTTTATTTACCCGCAGAATTATATCTTGATATTCTGGGGAAAATTTATCCAGATTAGATGCGCACCAAGATACTAAATCAGTAGTGCTTATAATAGTGCCAAGATTATCAAAACGACTTTTAATCGTTTTAAAATATTTCTTCGACATTGCTTTGCCTAAGCAAATTCGATGCACTATTTGATAATCTGCTTCCAGCAACTGAGCCATAATGCTCTTACTGGTTTTCTCTACCGCAGCGGTTACATCCCGCTTTAGCATTAACTGTTCCATACTAACCATTTTGTACAATTTTTTTAGTTATAAAAAAGGGATTGGAGGACTATCTCCAACCCCAGCCCAAAAACCAGAAATTTACCCAATCTGCCTATAGTCCTGCAGAATGTGTTTTGCGTGCGCAAGTGCAGAATCAAAATCTGCATACACAGCGAAAAAGTTATTTACACACTTTATTTGACCCTGCTCTCCCTTTAAATCAGGGATTGGCCAAATTTCGGAATCACGCGTAGTTAACCCAACTGAAAACTCAGTTGTTTTACGAGAATCTGGGTGTATCATGAATCTGATACCAGCATCTCCAAATTCTTTCCAACCTTTTAGTGGATTAGATGCAGGGTTGTATAAAATACTACCATTCGCATAATGCGTCAGTGTTGGTAATATGTCTAAAGTTTCCTTAATCTCCCCAGCAAGCGTCAACATATGCTCAACTGTAGTAACTGCAAACTCAAGTGCAGTTTTAAAATTAGGATAATTACGAATCAACCGATTAAATTCAGTTGGAACGATATCCCTTTGTTTAATCGCACTTACATCAATCGCGGCCACTCTGCGAAAGAATGGTTCCAATACTACTGCTTGGTAATATGGCATATTGCGAGACACAAACTCTTCTAAAACCAGCCAATTAGAGCCAAGCAACTCTTTATTTTTGTCTTGGTGATGATCGTAATTGTTTAACAGAGGTTGATGACGTTCACCAACATCGACGATCCATACATTAGGATCATTGAATTCATCCTCTGTGATTTCCCAACCACTTTTACGGATAATTTCATACTCATCAACATATACATGCTGAATTAGAGCAATTGCCAACAACTCGTCGGCATGAAACGCACCCGAATGCGTAATAATTTTCTTCATTGTTACAATTTTTTAGAGGGTTAAAATAAAAATAAAGCGGTGGATATAAATACAGTCGCCTCAATGCACTCTTGATATATCACACCGCAGTTTCGTTGGCCACGAAAAAGGATTATTTGGCCAAGGAGATCTTCGGAAAACGCGCTCTTTATACATGCGCTCCCCGAAGAAAAAAAGGGAAAACCCACAGCCACCGAAGTGACTGTGGGAATGGGTTAGGCTACTTCTACCAATGTACCGGGTACCGTGAACGGCTTTGCTTTTACCCAGTCAAACTGGGGAAGTGTTGCCTTCGCCCACTGTTGCAGTGGTTGCCATACCAGTGTCCTGTACTGGTTGCCGGGGTTGGGATCGTTAGCTGTTGCTTCGCGGAATGTGCCTTGGAGGGCTGTTAGCTTGTCTGCTAATGTTGTCCCATCGGGGGCGATGGCTTCGCGTGCAGGCTTGCGGCGCACAGCCATGATTTCACCTACAAAGGCAGTTGGCTCTCCGGTTATTTTCATTGCAATTGCTGCTGCATTATCTGTCACAGCAGTATCAACAGTCACCGCTTGTTTAAAGCGGCGACCACTCATCATTGCTTTTCCTGTAGCACTTTCCAGCACAACCTGCGGCTCAGATGAATTACCAATTGTTGTTTGTTTCAGTAAAACAGTTGTACCTTTTGGGAACATGGTTGCTAATTCATCAGCTTCGTAGCCGAAGAGACCCAAGATATTCTCAGGTAATTCCTTGAAATTTTGCAGCGTAAATACATTTTCTTCGTTCATGATAAAATTTGTTAATTATTATAAAAAGTTACTACTCTGTCGAGGACCTGCAAAGGAGCAACCCCCCGACAAGGCCGAAGGGGGGGCGGTAGAAATACAGGGTTCGTCCACACCCCCCAACCACAATTTTTCAATTTCCAACTATCAATATTAACCATTTATTACATCCAACTTAAACCACTTTACAATAAACATCAAAGATTAACACCACAGTTTAACGTAAAACTCAATCACAGAACCAATTTTCGGCAGTGACACAACTACCCTAACTACTAAAATCTAAAACCAATCCCCCCTTATTGATAGGTGGGGGCTAATTTTTATTAAAGTACATTATATTGTAGATTTATTAAATGAGTTATTAAAATTTAGAGAATTATTTAGATATTTGCTGTGTTAATATGTAAATAAGTGATGATGAGAGAAAAGTCTTTTAGGATTTCACCCATTCTATTACCGGAAGAGGTGGCATTCGTACATAGTATACGAATAATTGATCCCGTGTTTGTGGGAATTGAGAACTACGAAAAAATTAAAAGTATTATTAAGAAGTATCCTGAGCATTTTCCTTGGGAAACTAAGTATAATTCGTTACCGGCAACTGTGCATGAGGAATACAAGCGCAAGTTGGGGGAATTAGTGGGGGAATATTACCCTTTTGGGGAGACATCTGAGCAGTACGTTGAATTTCCTGACGAGTTTAATAGTCCGATGACTAGGGATGAGGTGACGGATAGTTTTAGGCAATTGGTGAGAATGCAGGAGCGAGATTATGAGTTTGAGTGTGCAGAATTGAAACTGTGGAACAGTCATTATTCGAAATATAAATTATATTATAGGAAAGCATGGATTTAAAAGTGGAATTGTTGACAAAATTGGCTCTTGTACAAGAGGAGTATATTAAATTATTGGGAGATGAGCTAGATAGTATAGTCGGGTTGGCTCGTGCGCATGGTTGGGAGAGCTCAAATGTGGAGAGGGGGACTGAATTGAGACAAGAGATGTCTAAGTTAAAACAGGATATTATAGATGAAGTAGTTTCAACAGTGAACTCAAGCACTGAAGAAGTGAAATTAGAGGTACTTGTGCCTACGAGTAGTTTTAGAGTTCATCGGCAAGTGTTGAAGAATAAGAATGAGTTGGGAGTGGATACTGTAGTGGAAACTCTGCAGCAGTTAGTTGTGTTGCCGAATGAGAGTGTGATTTGGATGAATTTGCCGAGTATTACGGAAGAAGTGCAGTTTAATAAAGATTAATAAATAAAGTTAGGAAATGAAGAAATTATTTTTAGACACAGAGTTTACAGGGCTTCAGCAAGATGCGAAGTTGATTTCAATGGGTATTACTACGCAAGAGGGGTTGTATTTTTATGCGGAGTTTAATGATTATGGTGATGTGGATGAGTGGATCGAGGAAAATGTGCTACCTAGTTTGGAATTCAAAGAGAAGCAATTTAGCATTACTAGGTTGGTGCCAGATATTATGCAGATTGGTCTTGGACAACATTCAATTAGGATGTGCGGTAATTCTGAAGAAATTAAAGATGCACTTACGCGTTGGTTGTGGACATTTGGGAAAGTTGAAATTTGGAGTGATTGCTTGGCGTATGATTGGGTGTTGTTTTGTAATTTGTTTGGTGGTGCTTTGAATATCCCGCAGCAAGTGTACTATATACCCTATGATCTCAGTACTTTATTTAAGATTTTGCATATTGATTCAGATGTGAATCGCGAAGAGTATGCAGAGTTGGTGAATGACCCTGCGAAGCAGAAGCACAATGCGTTGTGGGATGCTTATGTGATAATGAAGTGTTGCAATAAGTTGTTAGGTGAGGGTGATGTTGAGGGTGATGAAAGCTTTGATAGTGCAGAGCCACTTGCTGTTGGTAGCGTATATCCGAGCACTGTTCCAACGGTGTTTATTCCAGATACGAATGATATGTATGGCGGTGCTCACTTTTATACGTTTACAGATTCACTTGGTTTCAAGGATGGCGAGGCGCAATATGCGGATTCGATGCAAGCTTTGCAATTTGTGCAAAAGTCACCTGACGGTAAAATGGTTCCGGGTTTGCAGAGTGAACAATTGGTAATTGCGTTGTTGGACAGACATGCAAAATTAAATACGGCTTTTCCAAGTCCGCAGTATGATAAGATGAAACTTGGATTGGAAATGTTTTTAGAAGCTTGCCGAGAGCGCGTGGAAGAGCGCATTCAGCGTGGAGTGATGGGAGATTTGAAGAAATAAGGCTTACGGTGCTCTACTCTCAAGTTACCTCAAGAAGACCCTCTTTACAGAGGGTTTTTTTATTATTAGATGAAAGTAGCGGGGATGATACTATATAAGAAATTTCAAAAGGCCGGAAAGATATCCAAGCCGGGAAAACAAAGAGAAAAAACTTATTACAGCGAAGAGGAATACAAAAAAGCTCTGCAAGCTAGGCAGGACAGCACTACTTTAGCCGACAGCGGTAACAACCTTACTCGATATTTTCAAAACAACCAAGATGTGAAATACACTGGTCATATACCTAACCCCAATAATTCCGGCATGTATCCGTTTGGGGTAGATGCCCAATATGCTAATACCATATATATTGACCGAACAAAATTTAATGTTGATAAACATTCTCCAAGGGATTTACAAAAGCCATATGAATTCCCCGGCGGATACGGCTCAAGTACGTCTTATAATGCATCATTTGTAAAACCCAAAGCAGTTTATGACCCCAAAACGGTGAAGGTTATCAAGGACAACAGCAATGAAATTACAATCAATACACCTTCCTATGCTGGCCCAAGGTGGAATGCACTAACACAGGAAGAGATATTTCCAGAGGGATATAATCAGTGGGAAATACCTGCGAGCAGAGTCAAAAGTAAAACTGATATAGACACCTCTATGGATGTTTCTAAGAAACAGGAGGGAAGTGACTACTATTATACAACTACTCCGGGTGCTGAATTCCGGGTAGGTGTTTTTAAGTATCCTGTGGTTAACCCCGTACTATATAAAGCATCTACGGCAGTCCTTCAAGAATCTGCAACTCCTACACCCGCAACCCCACCGGAAGTCCCGAAAGAGAAGCTGCCCGTTTACAAATTTACTATGTCTACTTCTGGTCAGCATGGTCATTATATAACAGATGATAAAGGTGAAACTAAATTTTATACTCCGGAGCAATATAGTCAGTGGCTTGCTGTTCCAGAAAATCGTAAAATATTTGACTACTCAAGAACGAAAAGATGATATTGTATAAAAAAGGTGGTAAGATAACAAAAGTGCCGTTATCTCAAGCAGAATATGCTGAAATAAAGGCTCGTTTTGGTGAGATACAATGTAGTATAGGTAAAACTGATAAGGGCGAATTCTACGCATATACGCATAGAGCTAGAAGTAAATTTTACCCAAGTATACAAGCATTACCAAAAGATAAAGTTGAATTTATAAGTTCTACCTCATGATATTATACAATAAATATCAAACTGGCGCTAAACTTTTGAATTTGCAGGGTGAGCAGCTAATTGCTTTGGCAAATAAACTGAAGCTTGATCAAACAAATGCACAAGTTCCAGCTATACAAGATAATACAAGTTCTCTTGTAAAGCCGTTACCGAACTATATGGTTGTTGAACCAACTTCAGCAGCACCAAAGCACACGATGGCAGCGCCTAATGGTTACAACACTCCAAAGAAGACTAGGTTTGAAAAAAACGTGGCGCAGCCAATTGCCAATGTTGCAGATAATATTCAGCGAACAATGTGGCAAGCTGCATATCCAATTTCAGCTTACAAAGGTGGAGTTACAAAAGATGGTCCAAAAAGTGCAGGTTTATTAGAATCTTTAAATCCAATAGCATCTATTGCAGAAAGCAGCAAGTCTTGGGCAGATTTTGCACAAGGCAAGGCAGATGTAAATGACTATGCTAACATGGCTGGTTCTGCAGCAGATGTGTTTATGCTTGGCAAACTCGGCGACATTGCGCAAAAGAGTTATGGTATCGATCCAGCAGACTGGAATAATTTTTTAAAAGGTGGTTCAGAAAGTGTAACAATTTCTTCAAGCACTCAGAATGCAATAAACGGTGCTGGACCGTTGACGACAGCCGATGCTTTCGAATTACCTATTGACATGTCTAAGAGACCTCCAACAAAAGAAGAACAATTAACGTCTTCAATTGGAAAGATATTTGATGATTTATATGAATCTGATGCTCCATTTTTTAGAGAATATTTTGCAGCACACACAGGTACAACTGCAGCAGACAAAGCCATTGCAGTGCATAATTATGCAATTTCACCTTTAAAGCTGGAATTAAAGTCTGTTCCTAAAAAGTTCACTGCTATCAGTGATGCTGCGATTTCCGAAGAATTTAGTAGTCTGCTTTCTAAGTACACACCAAAAACTAGCAGTGAGTTACCGTTCGGTTCCAATGAATATAATGGATCATTTGTTTTCGGGGGGCTAGCAAATAAATCAAAAAACTTATTTTCAATTGTAAAAAGGAATCCTGTATATGCAGCACCTACAGCGAATACGCTACAAAATTTACAAGAATTATCAAAAACGTATCCAGGGCTTGTCCCTGTGCAAGCAGAAGCTGAATTAATCCCCAATGCAGCTGTTTCGGAAGATATACGAAAATTAATTTCAGAATTATACCCACGTATTAAAAGTGAACACTCTGTTTCATTCTATGTGCAAAATTTAGCAGATGGACTGACAATGGAACAACTCAGGAACTCAAGAGTACCGGTTAGAAGGTTACTTACGAGAGAGGGTATCCAAGAAGCAATTGAAACTATCGCAGCTTCGCAAGACCGTATTGGGTTAGATTTTCACGGAGAAAATTGGATGTTAGACCCAAGAACAGGTAAATTCTCATTCTTTGATGTGATGAACCCCGGAGCACACACTGCACTAAATAATTATGAAGACTTCAAAGATCAGTTGATACGAACAATGACATACAACGATCTTAAAAATAGAGAATTACTTGTTCAAGATATGCCGACACAATTTGACATAGAAAAGGCACGTAATATAAATAGGAGCTATCTCAGAAGCTTGGGTTTAAAAAGCAGCACTATCGGATTAATATTGAGCAAATTGTTTTCAGAAACTACAACTGAACAAAGTATGGAAAGAAAAAAAGGTGGTATATTGCTATATCAGCGCGGGGGTGGTTTTAAAGTAACTCCACAACCCGTAGATAAAACTTATGATGGTATGGATAAAGCTTATAAAAAAGCAATTTCAGTCAAGCCACAGCATTTTACAATGCAAAATCCTGTAATGCCGCAAGATCAAACTGCTATACCACTTACGGGATTTCCAGCAGAAAAGCACGTAGATGAAGTTGCACAACCGGAAGAGTTTGACTTGAAGAAACACATGTATGCACTTAGCGGTGTTGAAAGTTCTTTTGGTAAAAATCTGTACAATCCAAACACCAGTGCCACAGGTCATTACCAGTTCTTATTCAACTTGATTAAAGACACCACACTTGTTTCAGGAAAAACACGTGAAGAATTTGCAAATGATAAAGAGTTGCAAGATAAACTATTTGAAGAAATTTTCAATAATGGTGTGCGAAAGGAGCGCAGCACAAAAGATAGTATTGAAATGATCAAGCGAGATTATGCTGATATGGTAAAAATTCACGGTTTTGATGATTACAGCATAGCAGCTTTAATACACTTTTTAGGACGACAAGGAACACGACAATATATGGGATATCATCTCAAGAAAAAGATGCCATTAAAAGAAAGTAATCCGGGGCTTTATAAAAACGGTGTTCTTATAAATCACACCCCGGATGAATACATCTTAAAGTATAAGAAATACTTAGAAGAAGCTAGTTCGTTGTAAATTCTACGTTAACTATCTCGCTGCCGACAGCACTGCTTGAAGTTGTGGTTATTGAATTCCAATTTGAAGTCAGATTGATACTATCACTAGTACCACTAGTACCAGTCAAGCTGGTGTAGTACGGAACAGACCAAGGAGAAACATAATGTGGATACCAACTTACGATGGTTGCATTTGTTTCTAGTGTGAAATCTTTCCACGCATCATTTGGAAATTGTACCTTTAGAACTTTTATTAGCTCTCCTATTTTTGTGTTGGATAACACTTTAATTGTTTTTGATGAAAAATCAATTTGTAGTTTCATTATCGATTATTTTTATTATAGTGCAAATTTAGAAATTTTATTTTGAAGTTTAAAATTTCTTTATTATATTTGCAATATTAAATCAAATATAATTAAATTAAATGGAATTCAAACTAGCCAGACACAGTTCAGAGTTAAAACCGTTGGATATCAAAAACATAGCAACACGACCAATAATGGTAAAGTACGGCAAAGATGTTTTTAACTTCGAAACGCTGCTTGGTATAAAGGAAACAGACGGTGTGTTTTTCGTTAAGCATACGAATGATTCAGCTCTTGCGGGTTCAGAAGATTTTGAAGAGCTGACAGCCGTTAGCACAGATTGCTTTGAAATATGAAAGCACCTCAACTGAAGTTTAAAAGCAGGGCATTGGTAGACACTGATTCCAATCAGTTAATTATAATCTTAACGGAACCAGTATTAAAATCTATGTATCAAGATTGCAAACACGATGCCATGTTGGGATTTCTCTATAGTAATGCCGTTGTAACTAATCAAGAGGGTAGGATGTTTTTACAGAGCAAGCGCCTCCTCATCTCGCAGTTCTAACAAGATATCATCTAAAATTTCTAATTCGGATAATACAAATTTTTTGTTTTTTCCGAAGAATCGCTTAGGCCCTTTTTCATTAAAATCTGAAAGAACGCGATCTAGCTTATATTTGGGTATTTCTTCAGGATTTCTTTTTGCAATTGAGATACCCTCTTCTGAGTAGAATTTCACGACTCTATGATCGTCACTATACCACTTTACGTAGGTGAGTCTATCTACAGTACCACGCTCAGGTAGTTTTAATACATCTAAAAATTTCATTCTAGATTTAGTATAGTCTTTTATTAAAAGTGTGATGTTATCTTGAGTATGAACGGTTTCACCATAAAGAGGAAACGCGGCTCTATATACTATTCCAAATGCGAACACTTCTTTTAGTTTCTTCTTTTTAAAGTCTTTATTCAGTACCAATACAAGATCACCTGTTTCAAATTCGCTATAAGTTGTAACATAGTAATCATTCATCTTCATGTATTGATTCTGTAATTTTATGATTTTCTGCCCCAAGGCTCGCATGGCTTTCTCAAATTCTTCAGGTGTGTGCTTGTCAGGATAAAACATATTTATTACTTTAGGAAGCAAATTTAGAAAAAATTTCTTATTATTAAAGGTTTTTTTAGTACATTTGCTCTATGATAGTACTTAGTAGTTTTATCGCAGAACTTATGGGACCACTCCAATTAAAAGAAGAAATTATACTCAACGTATTTGAGAACCTTTCCAAGTACAATATCACCGATATGGTGGAATTGAAATCACACTTAGAAAATAAAGATATCAAAGAGGAATTTATTCAAAGTATGGATGTCATGCTTAGTGAATTAATTCGATTAAAATTGATAGAATTAGGTAAAATACAGGTTGAGGAGTATAAGAATGAAAGAATTGAGAAGCGAGCTGCGCTCATCCCAGAAGTAGTAAATACGGGTAATAAACAAGAGTTTACATTTGAATTATGATATACACAGTAAAATTAAAAGACAGTCGTATAGAGACTGTAAATAAGTTGTTTGGAACTGGTGTGGGATTGCTGCACTCAAAAACTGAAAATACGATAGAAATTGAAAGTTCTTTAGAGTTTCTAGAATTTCTCTTATTGCTTGAAGGCAACGATAATATTGTAGGTGTAGTCCCGCCTATATTTCACAGCCTCGAAGTGTGTGCAGGAAAATACATAAGAAGTATGTATTCTCATGCGGAAACAACACGAATTCTACAGGACACAATAAACGAAGTTATGGTGAAGTTCGACTTAGAATCGACCACTATGAACATTCAAGATGATATTACATCTTAGATTATACTTTTATTATTATCTTTGCCGTATGAATGCAATTATAAATAAAAGTGCAACTAGAAGTAATTCTAAAGTGATACTTAAACCAACTGCAAAGATATTGGTTAAAAGTAAAAAAAGATGGATCACATTTGAAAACAATGATCCATTTGCTGAAGAATTTTACATGCCGTTGTAAGCTTTAAAATAAAAAATGAATAAAGCACAGAGTTGTGCGGAGGATGTTTAATGCTGTAATTTATGCCTAAAATTTGTAAACATGAGGGCTGCTCTAATCCGGTTTTTTCAAATAATTTGTGCAAGTACCACACCCAGCCAAAAAAGAAAATATCTGTAAACAAACCTGTAAAGTCGGTAAGTAAAAAACAAGAAACTGTAAACCGAGAATACACACGCCTAAGAACTGCCTTCTTAGAAAAAGAATCTCGTTGTCGCGTTTGCTTACAACCCGCTACAGACATTCACCATGCAAAGGGACGCGGTATTCACACGTTAGATACAACCACTTGGGTACCACTTTGCAGAGAACATCATAATTTTGTGCATGCAAATGAAAAGCTCGTTGCAGAAAGATATCCTGAGTTATTTAAAATGAGAGGCTCTTAAAATTTTTCTTTATCATTTAGTCACTATGATAAAGTATAACAAAGTAAGTGGTTGTAACTGTGGCGGTGTTATCTATAAAAAAGGACTAGATCGCAGGGTAGTTACAAAAAGTATTTTGAAGAAACCTATTAAAAAACAAGATGGATAGTATGTTAGAAAATGAAAAAGTTTATTTCCACGCAGGAGATGTGGTGGAATTGAAACAAGAAGTTTCAAATAAACCAAGAATGGTTGTAGAAAAAGTTGAAAAGTTAACATTCAAAGATACAATGTCAAATTCAACAAGCACAACTAAATTAATGGGAGTGCAGTGTTTTTGGTTTGACAGTATTGGGGCTTTGCAAAGAAGCAGATTTAACACGAAAGATTTAAGATTGTTGAGTAAAAACGCAGACAATTAATGGTTAATTTAATAAGAATAATATGTTTAGACTTGATTTCAAGAATGATGAAGTTATATTAACACCTGAGTTTAAGTTAGCAAAAGAATTTGACAACATATTAAAGAAAGTACCAAAGAAGAGAGCAAACCAAATTTTGCTCTATATTTTTTTAATGTGTGATCGTTCTGATCAAAACTTACTTCGTGACGTTGAGGCGGTATTTAAAGAAGAACAATGCCTCTCCAGAGCATTTAACTCTGCTTCAACTAAATTCAGTGAAGATGAGCAGGCATTAATAGCAGATGCCATGACTGCATATCGTATTTTTAACGACACCCCAGAAGACCGCTTATTGCGGTCTATTGATTTAAAAATGGAACAGTTGAGTACAATGCTTAACAGCACCACGCCTGAAATACAACGAAACGTAAGTAAGGATAACAGTGTGAGTTTCTCTAGTAATTTGAAGATCATCACAGATGCCATCAAAGAAATTTCAAACTTAATGGCAACCAAGGAAAAGGTAACTGCAAATATCATGAAGTTAAAACTCAATAAACGCGAAAAAATTTCTAAACCAAGTTTACTAGAATCAGGTAGGATTTAATGGCTAAGTATAATCGATTTGCATTAGATTTTTTACTTCGCACTGACGAGGGTAGAATATTTAATCATGATTTTGATGTAACAGACTCTGTGCCGACTCTTACAGGTATAAGGGATAAAAATGCGCAGATACGGTTAATTGACTACTTAGTTTACAGACCAATTCCAAGAGCTTTAACTAAGTGGCAACGTCCTCCTAACGTACACCCTGAAAGTGTTCAAATGTTAGAGTGGTACGCAGAACTTGTAAAGGCTTTGCGTGAAGGTATAACTCTCAACGGTGAGTACTTTAATCCGTTCTTCGTGTACTGGATGAACGTATTTTGTTTTCCCGCTGTTGTTCTAGATGCCGATGGGGAGGTTACAGAAAATTTTGAGGATACAAACCCTATATATTGTAATATAGACAGGTATATCTTAGATATTATTTGGTTAGCAAATTTACAACGCAAGGATGTAGCCCTCATGGGGTTTCGTGGTTTTGGCAAATCATATTTATTTAGTTGCATTTTAGAATACTTTTATGCATTAAAGCCAAAGCAACATCTCATTGTAAGTTGTAGCACCGATGACCATGCCGAAGAAGCATTTAGTAAGATTGTAGACACGCTGCGCAGCACTGAGATGCGACACCCTGCATTAAAGCACAAAAAATTGAGAGATTCTTTAAAAGTAATTCTCTCAGGCGAAGAAGTGCTCACAGACGAAGGAAAAGAATATCGTGGATACTTGTCTAAAATAGAGCGCATTGTTTACGGACACAATCCCGGCGCAACGCGTGGTAGACGACCAAATGTACAGCTGATAGACGAGTTTGCCGCTTTCCCTTCACAACCCTCACCAGGATCTTTGACGAATTGTATTAGTCAGTCTAAGGGTTCTTGGAAAGTTATGGGTACCATTAAAAAGGCCATAGTGCTTTATGCTGGAACCGGTGGTTCTGTGAAAAATGAAGAGGCAGAAAAATTCTTTAGAAATCCACGTGCATGGGAACTCATGGTAATAGATGAGTGGGGCGAAGAAACTGGTGTAATGATTCCGGTTCAACTAAAAGCCGGTGGTACGTGGGAAACAACAGGTTGTCCTAATATAAAACTAGGTTTAGAGAAAGAGTTACTTACTCGAAAGAACTTTGGTGATGACTTAGTTTCTTTGGCACAGCATTGTCAAGAGTTCCCTATCAACATAAAGGAGATGTTTACCCGTAGAGGTAGCAATGATTTTGATCAAGATGCACTTGTAAACCAGCTGCTCCGCATTAAGCACGCAGAGGAGACAGTTATAAAACCAAAGCTAGGATTTTTAGAGTGGATCAAAGACAATCACAGAAAGATAATAGGTGTAAAATTTGTAGAAAGTGCTAGAGGTGACTTTTTAGTTCTTGAAGAACCTGCGGTTGGACCGGACGGTCTGGGCTTTAAAGATTTGTATGTGGGCGGCTGTGACTCCATTGACCAAGGCAGTGCAGAATCTGTTATAGGTGATCGAGGTTCTAAACTAGCATTACTTATAAAAAAGAGAATAATTCCGGGACAATACTTTCAAACACTTTCTAATATATATGTGTGTTTGTATCTAAAACGCAGTAAAGATGTGAGATATGATTACGACAATGTATTGAAAGCAGTTTATTGGTACAATGCAGACTTGAACATAGAATTTTCTAAGATAGACATTAGATCATTCTTTCGTCAGCAAGGCTTTATGCATAAATTAATGCGGAGACCTGCAATTGCACGTCAAACTGCGGCTGCGAAATCAAACAATAATTTAATAGGTACTCAAGCAACTCCTGAAATCATTGATCACCAAGATGCTAAAGTTAGAGATTACATCAGAGACAACTCTGATTTAATGTTTTTTGAACCGCAATTAGAAGATTTGATTGATTACAAAAGAGAGAATCGAAAAAAACACGACTTAACGGTTGCAATGGGTTTGGCAGAAATGGCAGATGAAGAAAAACTTGGTGTCTTAGCAAAACCCCTGTCAAAGCCGGACGATGGTTATAAAATGTTTGGGTACTACAGAGACCCTGTTACAGGTTATAAAAAATATGGTGAAATTCCCAATAAAGCAAAGGATGAAATTGAAGAAACTAGACGCAGTGAACTAATTGCAAATACGCCTGTTCGTTGGATAGACGAAAGCGGCAACACTTATTTTGAAACAGTAGAACCATTAAATAAAAAAGAAAATGATAGATAGTTTGAAACCAATGCCAGATCGAATAATGGTAGAGATTATACCAGCTGAGATGGTAAATACTACATTAGTTATCCCTGTAATGGGATTGCAAAAAGTAAAAAATGACACTGAAATTGAAATAGTTTGTGCGAGAATTATTAGCTGTGGTGACTACGATCTAGAAAAGTATCAGAAGTTTAATCCCGGAGACCTAGTTCTTATGAGCGAATTTGCAGGTACGTATGTCGCAATGGAAGACCATTACGTAAAATTGGTACATCCTGACATGATTTTTGCCTTTACAAAAACACCAAAGATTTACAAGAAAGAATTTATGCCTGCGGGCAACAGAGTCTTAGTAAAAATTAAAATGGGGGAGTCACTCACCAAAAGTGGGTTGATACTACAAGGAGATTATCTGAAGAATAAACGAGATTCGCAATTATTTATCGCCTCTGTGTTGGCACTCGGTGAAAAAGTACCTGCAAGAAGTCTTGTAAAAGTAGGAAGTGAGATATTATTCGAGCCATTTGCAGGACAAGATCTTTACAAAGAAATTCCTAAAATAGTCGAAAATAAAAAGTTGTCCACTGAGTACATTTATCGAACCGTGTATTACAACGATATTGAGGCTGTTATAACTAGATGAGAACTTTCACAAGTAATTACTTAATAAATGATCACTTAATCTCTGAAAAAGATAAAGAGACGTTTGAGTATCTGTCTGCAAAGATAGATTACTATATCATGCGCTTAGTTGGTTTAAAAAACAACGAGCACATACGAAAATGTCGCGATCTTTACGAAGGACATCGTGATCCGAAAGAGTACGCCTATTTGCAAGAGCAATATGGTTTAGAAACTCCAATGGATCTTAGGATGACTCCTCTAACAAAGACTAAGATAGATACATTAATAGGTATATTACTTGACTCTACTTACAAATACTATGTAACTTGTGCCGATTCTCGCAGCATTGAAGCTTCGGTAGAGCAACAACGGATGATAGTGATGCAAGCTTGCTTGCAAGAACACGAAAAGTTTCTCAAACAAAATTATAGCGTAGAAAAATTACAACACGAAATTGTAAAAATAAAAGCAGACATTTCAGAAGACTTTATTTCTTCATTTGTAGAGGCTGCAATTGATTTAGTAGAATTTTTTAAATTCGACAATGCTACAGATCTATTACAAAAATTCAAGCAATTTGCTTTAGATGTATTGGTCACTGGTCACGGCTACTACAGAACTTTTGATGACCCATTCAGACAAGATCCGCAGCTTCAGATTATAAAACCAGAGAATTTATTTTATAATAAAAATACCAACGAACAGTACATAAATAACAGTCCAAGTATAGACGCAGTTGTCCACAGAGAATACATGACTAGAAGACAAGTACTGTCTACTTACGGTCATTTAATGACTACTGACCAACGCGATGAGCTATTTGGAACTGGTACTGTAAACTTGGCTTCTGGTCGAGTAATTTTGTCTTTAGATGAGCTAGATTACAACAAGACTGAAAATCAGAGAACGGGGTCACAATTTACATTCGATCTTTATGATGCAATAGAAGTTTGTCATGTTGAGTTTCTAGCTTCAAATCCCGTAGAAGATCTCACAGATGAGCAACGTGAAACTTTTAAAGCCGTTGAAAATCCCATTAGATTTACAAGTGGTGCGACTTCAAATGGTTATATAACAAATATAAACAAGCCACTGAAAGAAATAAAAGTTCTTTACAGAGAACAGCGTTATGAAGGTATTCGGATTGCCGGCTACATTTATGTAGGAATGGGTAAATCTAAATATGTAGAAAGAAGTCAAGATGAATTTTGGCGTGCTGGTTTTAGTTATGGTGGTTTAAGCTACAACTCTAGAAATGGTAAAGCGTACTCTCTTGCATGGGCGCTGAAAGATACACAAGATATGTATGATATTACAATGTTTCACAGAGATAATATCATTGCAAATTCTGGTGTTGACGGCTCTCGCGTAAATATGGCAGCGATACCAAAATTTTTAGGTAGTGAGCCAATGCAAAGGCTTTTGAAATTTCTAGCAATGCGAAAGCAGGGGGTTGAGTTGATAGACCCTACAGAAGAAGGCGCTGATTTGTTTCAACATTATGGAGATTTTCGTAATTCATTAAATGGACAAGCTATCCAAGCCCTAGATACAGTTCTAGAATCGCTAGAAAAACAAGCAGATATCTTAACTGGAGTAAACCGATTTATGTACGGGGCGTTGGAAGAACGAGATGCTGTACAAAATGTGCGAAGCGGTATTAAACAATCTTCTTTAGTTACAAAAGACCTACTAGATTTAATTAAGCACGGTAAGATGCAAATGCTGCATGGCTTGCTGAAAGTTGCAAAACACAAATATAAAACAGCTAAACGTGGCGGATATATTATTGGCTTTAGACAGAAGTTATTCCAAGTATTGCCAGATGATTACCAGCATACGGACTACAACATCCAGCTTGTGGATGACGATGAAATCAGAATTAAGCTGGCTAAGATTGAAGCGTTATTGTCAGAGTTTGCGAAAGCTCAATTAGTGGATCCAGAAATTCTACTAGAGTTAACTGTAAGTGATTCTATAAATAATATTATTAGAATCGCTAAAAAGTCAATTAGAGAGTCACGTGAAAAAGCACAAAATCTGCAACAAGCAAACGACCAGCTCAAACAGATGGATCTTAAAATTAAAGAGCTTGAAAGTTCAATAGCACAAAAACAACAACAAGCAGACCAATTCCGTCAAAAAGAAGTTCAAATTAAAGAAAAAGAACTATTATTGAAACAGCAACAGCTTAAAGTTGACACTACTGCAAAAGAAAAAGAGCTTTCAAATGAAGTAGTGAAGATAAATCAAGATGCTGCCACGGATCAAGAAAGGTTGGCATTGGAAAGAGAGCAATTATATTTATCAACAGGTGCATCTAAAGAGATAAGAAATGACTGGTAATACTGCACAATTATATAAAAACTACAGTGGTTATTTAAATGACCCCAGGTTTCTGTTCCAAAAAACTCAAGCAGCTGTTTGTGCAACTATAGACCCTGCACTTAAGTGCATGCATCTTTCACACAATTTAAACTTTTCTGAAATTAAAAATTATATGGCAGGTTCTAAGCCTACAGCTCAGAACTATGTTATAAAGTTTTTGCTAACGTACAACGGGATAGACAGTCCAACTTATGAAATTGGAGAATCTCTGATTTATGAGTACGACCAGTACACACAAAATCCAACTTATGTATTCGCACCACAGTCTCTTGTTTCGATGAATAGCCCAAATTTTGTTGGGTTAGATGCCGATTTGGGTAGAACTGTTGTGAAAGTAACACACGTCTTAGGTGGTGCTGGTTTGAATGACGAGATGAATTATACAGTGCGTTATAATGCTCCATTACTATACAGAGACCTTTACATAAATCAAGAAGATACTTGCGTTTATGTTGATGGTTGGTATTCACACTATGCTATTGCAGTTACTAATTACAGTACAAATACTGTCTACACAAAGGGTAGTATTATGGCTTTAAATATAGCTGCTTGGGATTCCGCGAAAACTTACCTTGCTAACGAAATAGTGACGCATAACGGCTATTTTTATAAATCTAAGATTGGAAACTTAACTACAGAACCAGAAGAAAATTCGAACAGTCAGTGGTTAAAGGGTAATGCAGCAAGTTACTTCTTTTTAAAGAATACAGATGTTTCTAAAAATTCTACTGTAGATCAAATTACAATGTCTGCAAGTGAATGGACAACAGAAATCCCCTTTAAAGAGTGGTATTTGTGGATGCGCCGCTTGGAATATGTTTTCAAGGAAGCAGATAAGAACAAATTAACACAAGGCCGTTATTTACAAACACAGTTTGTAGTTTACGAGGAATTAAGTAGGGCTGTTAAAAAAGAGACACAAAAGATCTGTGACTACTGTAAAGACGTGATGTTCTATGAATATAGTAGAATTGAACCGTACTTAAAGTTGAGACAAAAGCGAGATTCATTAGAGTTCTTCTTTGAAGATTGTAACTTTAGAGTGATACAAGAATTACTGGAAAGTACCAGAGCCGCTTGTAAAAGCTGTAACGCCTTAATATGTTTTAATTAATGCTGTATAATGCCCCTGCCATAAGAAACGAGATCAAAGTATCTAGAGCGCACATTGCAGTTAACACGCTGAAAAATGTACGTAAAACTTATATTTCAGGTGCAAACCGGGAATCGGATCAGCGTTATTTAAAAAATGAATTGATGTTGGCTTTGATTGAAGAAATTAATGACTGTGAGTTGGGTAGAACCTTTGAAGTTGACATGTATCTTGAAAACCTTGTCTCATGCTTAAAAAAACTTAGATTAAAATGAGTAACTGTAATTGTGGAACAACTTGCAGTGGTAACTGCAGCGTACCTCAAGCTGACTGCTGCCTTTCTGTAAAAGTAGAGAGTACAAAGCCACTAGTGGAATTTTGTCTGGACGGCAAATCACATTATGAATATAGTATTAATGCAAGTACAGCACTTACTTTTGATACACCTTCTAATGTATTTGAAAATCAGATGTTTCTGCTCTACATAAACAATACTATAGAACCTAATACGGTGACGCTAAGCGCCGGACACTTGTTTTTAGATGACTTGGCAAAGACTAAATTAATATTACCTGTAATAGGTGCTTATAAAATGGTTGGAACTTCTATTTCAGGAATTATCTATTGGAAAGTTTCTGATTTAAATACCAGCTATAGTTTAACAAATTAATGTTTAATATAAAAAAATAAGAAAAATGTCAGATTACATTAGCTTAGATGATCTACACGAAAATGATGATGTCGAAGATATCATTGTAGATCCCAGTCCAAAATTAGATCCAGAACCGGATCCCAACGATGAATTTCAACTAGAACCAGAAGAAGATGACGACCCTGCGCCTGATCCAGATCCAAAGAAAGAGGGCGAAGAAGAAGAAGAAGAGGAAGAAGAAACAGAGTATGCATCAGGTGTAGAAAAATTTCTTTCGTTATTTAATATTGAGGGTGGTCAAATTACCTTTGAAGACGGCTCGACACACCACTTTAATGATCTTACCCCAAAAGAACAATTTATAGTTCTTCGTAATCTAGCTGAAACTGCAAGACCAACAGTTGAGCAGGAGTTTGATTTAGATGAATATGAAATCGGTTTAATCAACTCGATTCGAAAGAGTAACAAACCAGTTAATGAGGCGATAAATGACTTAGTGAATGAGCGTGTAGAAAGCATTCTTGCCATGCGAGAGTCCACTTCGGAGGATTTCAATGAAATGCCAGATGATGCTATTTACATGCGCTGGTTGCTACAAAACAACCCTACATCAACTGAAGAAGATTTAGAGCACGATTTAGAAGCCGCAAAAAAGGCCAAGAGTTATTTGGCACAAGTGTCTAATATCAGAACTGGGATGATAAAGACACAAGAAGCAGCTATTGCGCAGAAAAATGCTGAAGCAAGAAATAAATCTTTTCAAGAATTAGAACAAGACCGAGCCGAAATAGTTGGTGTTGTAAAAAACATGACAGATGTTGCCGGTTATGAATTAGATGATGCAATTAAAAACGATATACTTCAAGATATTTTAGAAGTAAATAGCGCAGGCGATTCTATTTTCTTAGAGAAAACCTTCTCAGATCCAGCTGTTCTATTTAAAACTGCGTGGCTATCTAAATATGGTGAAGACTATATCAACCAACTTTCCGATTACTATAAGCAACGTATAACTGAAGCATACAGGCGGGGTGTTGAGGAAACCAAGAATGGTATGCCTTCTAGACCAATTGCAGGTATGCGCAAAGATGCTAAAGCGGCTCCGGCTAAACCAAAAGCAGCAGTTTATAGCGATGATGACGACAGACTTGTAACCTTAGATGAATTACATGACACAGATTAAAAATTTTTTCTATAATACCAACCGAAGTTAAATTAAATTAAAAACACTTTACAATGAGAGTAGTAGACCGTAAGACCGTGATGCAAAATATGGGTGGTGAGACACGTACCATTCAGAATTTTGGACAGTTTTTGGGTGAAAAACCCCACAAACTAGGTCAAGTTATAACAATGTATCCACAACATTCGCTAGCAAACTTGACAGACGCTTTAAAAAACGTGTATATTAACCCCAAGAGTTCTGGTAGCTCTTTTGCACCTATCAACTCAATGGCAATTGAGTGGGATATTGATGTGAACTTTATTAAGAGAGTGCGTATCGCTACTAGCGTGGGTGGTACACCTGTTGGTAAAGAGGTTTTCAACCTAGAACTAGAAGAGCGTTACTACGACAAAAATGACACTTTTGCGCTTGAAAATCGCCAAATGCTTTTTGTGGTTGCCCCTCCAATTAAATTAGGAGATATGCGTTGGCAGTATCGCGTTGTTCTTACCGGTGACGGTCAGAAGAGCGTTGACGTAGCGTTTTTGCAAAAAGGTCGCCAGACCCGCTACCGTTCTAACTACTTTCCAGAACTTTCTGAACGTGGTTACACTAAATTCATCTCAAACACAGAAACTCATCGTAACTTTATTTCACGTCACCGTGCCGGTGTAGACTGGTCAGCTGACTACGCGATTCGCGAAGAGCTATATATTGAAATGGGTAAAGGCAAAAAAGAAGACCGTACTTACTTCAAATTAAATAAGAAAGAAAAAGAGTGTTTAGATCACTTCTTAGCTAGCCGCGAGGCAAGTAATCTTTTCTCAATTAGTAACTTTGACGTGAATGGTAAATGTCAAGACCAAGACGAAAAAGGTCGTGATATCCCAATGGGTGACGGTGTTATTCCACAAATTGAGCGCTATTGTGATAAATTTGCGTACTCAAATCTTACCACAGATATTTTTGAGGATGTAATGGCTTCTATGATTGAAAAGGCTGCAAAGCCAACTGGTAACGTATTTGCCGTAGTTTGTAACGAGCGTATGTACACTCAAGTAGGTCGCTTGCTTGCTAACGATTTGCGCTTCCGCGTTCCTGGAGATGGTTCTTACTTCTTCTCTAAAGAAGGTGGTAAAGTTAAAGTTGGCGCTGAATTCGATAGCTACACCTTCCAAGGTAATACTATTACATTCATGGTTAACCGCGCGCTTTCACAAGAATACGAACAGTATGGTTACGGTATCTTCTTAGATATCAGTGGCGATACCACATCTGGTCGTCCAAATATCGCTTCATTTACACTTGAAGGTTCAGAAATGATCTCAGGTTCTTTGAACGGTATGGGTGGTCAAAATGGTAAAACTTCAGGTGACATCTCTACACCGGTACACGGTTCTAGCTACCACTTGATCGGTTATTCTGGTACTGTGGTATTCAACCCTTACCAATCATTTATCCTAGAAGAGTCAGTAACTCTATTTTAATAATCAATGAAAGACTCCCTGAGACAGATTCAGGGAGTCTTTTTCTTTTCATTCAAATGTATAATTAAAAAATAAGAAAAATGAATTTAAGTTTAAAACAACAAGAAAACGGTGCCCCTTCACAAAAGATAATTACTTTAAAATCTATCTATAATAAGGAGCAAAAAGCAACTATTCAGCCTGTAAAGGACGGTCTTGGCTGGTATCACGGGCTAAAAAGGCTGTCTGACGAAGACAAACGCGGTATGACTTACTTTGTCGAGCCTAGCACTAAGTTTACAGTTAAACACGGCGTTTCATTTAATTTGAACAACCCTGTAGATGCAATGAATTGGAATTGGCTAAGTCATTCACCTCTTATTGCAGAGAATCTAGATGCTGCACAGAAGTCACATGTAGCTTGTTTCTACGTTCATCAAGAAGAAGTAGAAGAACAAAAAGTATTGTCGTTGGAACTGTTACTGCACAAGGCACGTACATTTGTTTTCAACGATACCCCCGCAGACTTAATCAACCGAGTACGATTGCTCGGAACAGATATGTCAGCACAATCACATTTCAGCGTACAAAACTATTTACTCAGCTTGTGCAAAACAGACAAAGGTGCGAGAAGAGTTATTGATGTATACGAAAATCCACATTTAGGTATCAAATTACGTTATTTCCAAGCTAAAGACACTGGTGTAATTGAACACGATTACAAACACGGTATCATTCGCTTTGGCAATACCGTTTTGGGTATGAGTGACGAAGCTGCCACTGCTTATCTTGTAAATAAAGATAACAAGGCTGTTTTGGAGGCGATTGAAGCAGAGTTGCTAAATACTAATTTAGCTCCCGCAGGCTCTTACAGCCCAGAACCTAGTGCTGGTGATGAAGCTCCTGTATTAGAGTTTACAAAAGTAGGTAAGAAGTAATTTGTAAGTGGCACTACAAACAGTATATCAATTCTTTGAAGGTGTTTTAATCGAGAACAACAAGGTTAAAGCACCTTCAATGTATCCACAGGATTTCATGTACTACTTGAATAAGTCAGTACAACAATACTGTAATTTAAGATATAACTTGTTTGACACTACACAACAACTGACCGATGACTTGCGCGTATTAGAGTTACACCCGCCAGTCTACACTGTCTTGAATATACCAATACCATTAGACTACTGGCATTTGACTGGTTGTAAGATTGTGCTTGAACCAACTGCAACCTACGCAAATAATTTAAAACTCTGTGGTCGGGATCCAAAGCAAAGTGAATCTGAAATAGAGGTAAAAAAAGTTACTTCTGATATAGAAAACGCAATTGTGCAGAATCCGTACTTACAACCAACAATCAGACAACCTTATTTGCAGTTTAAAAATGGTGAAATTCTAATTAAATTAGGTACTTACGATACAAACAAACTTCAAGTAAGGGAAGTTAATATAAGTTATCTAAAGAAACCTCGCGTATATTCAGTACCAGATCTAGACTTAGCCAATCAAGGATTAAACTCTACATTGTTAGAATTTCCTGAGTATGTAAATAATGAGATCTTAAATGTATTCCTAAATCTTATTTTAGAACGTACTTTAGATCCAAGATTGCAAATGCATACTGCTGTAACACAGTCAGTTATGGATATGGCTACAATGGGCGGAAAAAAGTAAATTTAAATTATTGAAAGTTAAAAATTTTGTTTTATATTTGCCGCATGAAATCAATTAGCACATATACAAGTACGTTCGCAGCCTCTTATGAGGTGAAGTCGTATATACGTATCTGAGGCTGCCTGTATATACTTTCGCAAATAAGCCTCAGAAGTATCTGGGGCTTTTTTATTGTTCATTGAAAATTTTAATTTATGGCCGAATAGTTAAAGTGGAATAATGCTAGTTTTGTAAACTTGAGTTAAAGGTTCGATTCCTTTTTTGGCCTCAAAGTTGTTCTAAATAATATGGGCCATTGGTGAAGCTGGCTATCACACCACTCTTGCAAAGTGGAGTCCTCGGTTCGAAGCCGAAATGTGTCCACAAAAAGTAGTTACAAGTCAACACTTAATGACACAAGTGAAAATGTAACTGCTGCACTTAAAAACAGGGTAGGAGCAGCAGACCCGAAGATATATGGAGCAGTTAAAAGCTGCAAACACCTCTGCACGGTGTGATGTTTGAAAAAGCCATTTATCCGTTTTTAAGTGCAAAATATATACGAGGTTCGTCTAGCGGCTAAGGCTTTTGGATTACAACCAAATAATCACAGGTTCGAGTCCTGTACCTCGTACAAAAGGATTGTGAGACTCCGTTATGAGGCGGCATTTAAGGGTTGGCAGCTAAAACTCACTTAAACTAACCCTATCTGGAAAGACAAGCCAATAGCCGGTGGCCGCGCACTTGAAATGCGTTAGGAGTTAATGACTCGTGGGGGTTGGATTCCCTCTCTTTCCGCATAATAAGGGATAATGCCCAGGGCAGGTGAGACGGTCTGTAAAACCGAACTTCATGGACTTCGAGTGTCCTCTATCCCACTAATACGAATACTATGAAAGTAAAAGTATGTACATGTAAACAGTGCAAAGGCTCTAAGGCTAACAAGAGTTCTAGCTTTAGAAAATTTTGGAAAAGATTAACGAACAAGAAAAGAAGAAAAGGTAATAACGATAAAATATTCAATTTATATTATGCTTGAAGTAGACAAGATAACCGCCTTCAAAACATTGTTGGCGGATGTACCAGACTTTTAATCTGGGAAGCTGAGTTCGACTCTCAGTGGAGGCACAAAAATATAACGCTCGGTTAGAATAGTTGGTCAAATTCGTATGCCTTTCACGCATAAGATCATGGGTTCAAATCCCATACCGAGTACAAAAGGAAGATAAAATAGTTGGGTGACTATACCTGTTTGCTAAACAGTGGGTTCTTAAAAGAATGGGTTTCGAATACTCTGTCTTCCGCTACTTTTTATTAAACAGGCCTTCTTTTTGAAGAAGGAATTCTATATGATTCCAATCTACATAAGGTCTCTCAGAAACTTCTTTATTAAAAATTAAAGGTACACCAAGTGCCGCATCATCTATATATAGATTTGCATATGGTTTTGGGCTAGAAGTCCAAGTGTGCTGTGTAGGATTTTGATTAATTCCGAACAACGGGATCTCTAATTCCTTAAACCAGTTTACAGCATCATCTAAACCTTCCCCAGAACGCATTGTATGTAAAATTAATTGATGACCAGATTCAACAAGTCTCCGAAGCACCCAAGGCGCTCCTATTGGGGTTCCTATTTGCGGGAATTCATGACTTACACAAGTTCCATCAAAATCTACAGCTATTATCATATCTTATAATTTTCTGCAAATTTAAAATTTTTTATTGAAAACTTGAAAATAATTTCGATATTTGCGCAGCGAAATGGAGAAGCGGTCTATCTCATTACCCTCATAAGGTAAACATCGGGGGTTCGAATCCCTCTTTCGCTACAAAAATATAAAAAATGAAAAAAGGATTACAACATGATTTTCGCTTTGATGGCCAGCTGCCGTTAAGTTCAATCATGGGGTAATGTGACTAGTTCATTTTGTTAAGCACAAAGCCCCTGCGAAAGTTGGGGCTTTTTTTATTAGGGTAATGGGCTAATTGGGAAGCCACTATCTTTGGGCGATAGGCATCATGTGAGTTCGAGTCTCGCTTACCCTACAAGTATTTTGCCCTGTGGTGTAATTGGCAACACGTCTGGTTTTGGTCCAGAAGAGTAAAGGTTCGAGACCTTTCGGGGTAACAGAGTTCTTTGAAATTAATGCCGATGTGGTGGAATAGGGATACACGCTACACTTAGGATGTAGTTTCAGAAATGGAATGCAGGTTCGATGCCTGTCATCGGCACTGTATTTACTTATTATAATTTCGATTCTTTTTGTATATTTGCTTTATGAAAGTAAATTGTAACAATTGCAGGAAGGAGTTTGATAAACAGCCATCACAAGTAGAGAAAAGCAGTCAACATTATTGCTCTAGAAGTTGTGCTGCTACTTTTAACAACAAAAAATTTCCTAAAAGGAAGAAAGAACCCAGAGTTTACAAATTTAAAAGTAAAATTGTAGGTAGAGTAGAAATTGAGTGCGCTAACTGCGGTAAAAAGTTAAGTAGACAGTTAGCTCAAGCGTCTAAGAGCACAAATTATTGTGACAGAAACTGTCAACATGAACACTGGGATAGGAAGAAAATATATGCGTGGTTGCATGAAGGATTAATTGAGTACAGAACAAAGAATTACGGAATGCCGATGTATATTAAACGATATGTACATGCAAGAGATAAAAATTGTGTAGAATGTGGCCAAACAAACGAATGGAATGGTAAGCCATTGTCTTTACACGTTGATCACATAGATGGCAGAGCTAGTAATAATCGTCCTGAAAATTTGAGATTATTATGCCCGCACTGCCACTCGCAGACAGAAAATTTTGGAAGTAAAAATAAAAATTCAGACAGAGATTATAAGATATGGAAGTAGAAGGCAATTTATGCCGGGTCAAGCCCCGGTAGTCCAAAGGAAGAGACAACAAACTTAAAATTTGTACAGGTATCAGTTCGAATCTGATCTGGGGTACTAATTAAATATATAAGGGATTATAGCTCAGTTGGTAGAGCGCAGCCCTGAAGAGGCTGGCGTCACTGGTTCAAATCCAGTTAATCCCACAATAAACTGGTTTGCGTAGTGTAATGGTTAGCACGTTACCCTGTCACGGTAATAGAGGGGTTCAAGTCCCACGCAGACCGCAGTTTTATATGGTGTTATTCGTCCAATGGTTAGGACGCAGTTTTGTGGTAGCTGAGATGACAGTTCGATTCTGTTATAACACCCAAAGAGTAAATTAACCTGTCATGAATTCAGTAGTCCTCCCCAAAAGTACATGATTAATGGAGGCGGTTAATTTACTCCTTATTTGCAGGTAACGCATAAAGGGTGGTGCGCCAGTCTTCCAAACTGGAAAAGAGCCGGTTCGATCCCGGCTACCTGCTCAATTAAGGGGATGTAGCCGCCCTGCACTACGGATGCAGTAAGCGTAATTGGAGCTGTAAATGTTGGTTCGAATCCAATCTTCCTCTCAATTTTTTTTATGATACTTTCAAAAGTATTTTTTATATTTGCGCCATGCAATCAAGGAGAAACAACAACATTAGAATTAATTCAATTTGTATAAATTGGAGAAATAAGCTATTGGGGTTGTCTTGAGTGCAAAAAGTATTTATACTTAATCAACCCCTCCAGAAATGAAGGGGTTTTTTATTTTTGGTTCTATCGTATAAGGGTTATTACGTGTGGCTGTTAACCACTTTATCTAGGTTCGATTCCTAGTGGAACCGCAAAATACGTCTGTCGTACAACGGCTAGTACTCTGGTCTCCAAAATCAGCTACGAGGGTTCGAATCCTTCCAGACGTGCAATTTGGCCTTTATCTTAATTGGTAGAGAATCATGCTCATAACATGGGATGTGTCGGTTCAACTCCGACAAGGCCAACTATACTGGGCTGTAGCTTAATCGGGAAAGCATGTCGCTGATATCGACAAGAGAGTGGGATCGTAACCCGCCAGTCCAACTATTTTGCCCTCATGATGTAATGGATGCATCTGAATCTTCTAAATTCATCGTATCGGTTCGACTCCGATTGAGGGTACCAATGACCACATACCCAATGTTGGCAGCGGGGTTGAAATTTAGACAGAATTAAAAAATAATTTCTATTATTAGTTTCAAATCCTAAATGATGGAAGTGGTTTGTAAACAATGCTTTAAAAAGTTTAATAAAAAATTAAGCGAAATTGAAAAATTTCCTAATCATTTTTGTAGCCGTTCTTGTGCAGCTTCTTACAACAACAAAGCAACTCCAAAGAGAAGAAAAAGACCGCCTATTTTAAAAAACTGTTGTAATTGTGGTACAACTCTTAAGCGAGCGATAACGGCTGCTAGCTATTGTTCAACTGGGTGTGTTAGAGAAAAAAATTACAAGACATATTTGTTGAAATATTTTAGAGGGGAGGTTGATGGAACTGTTGGTTCTAACTACCAGCTAAATAAGTATGTGAAAAGGTATGTTTTAGAAAGAGATAAGAGTTGTGTTATTTGTGGTGTAAACAATTTCTGGCAAGGTAAAAAATTAACATTGCAAATTGACCATATAGACGGAGATGTTTCCAACGCGAACTTAGATAACTTAAGAGTAGTTTGCCCTAATTGTCATTCGCAAACGCATACATATGGTTCTAAAAATAAGAACACTAAGAGGAAACGCTATCTCGGCAAGCTCTAAACAGCAGTTCAATTCTCTTTGTAGTCTCAGCACATTTTACTAAATTTGCAGCAGCTTACCCCAACTAAGGCTAGGGCTGCATGGAACGCAGGAGACTGTAATATTTGTCTCCGGAGGGGTGAGGACCCTCGGCCCATTTTTACCTATTTTTCTATTATAGGACTAAATCATTAGCCATGTGGATATTAATTGTGCCTCTCTCAGCTGTTACGCTTGCTCTTATAGCTATAGTTTTGAAAAAACAAGATTATGGTTTTAAAGAAAAAACAAATATAAATCCCCACAACAACGCTGCGACTTCTTATTTCTGGATTAAAGACCAAAAATTAGGTACATGGCACGCATTTACTCGTTCTGAGAAAGAAAGAGCTATAAGCAGAGCAGCTAATAATATAGAAGACTTGAAGAAGTAGCCTAACGGTATCCCAGATGTTTCAAGGGATTTTCCAATCTCACTTGCTTGTCTGCCCATGCCCTTAATATAGTTTCTTTTTCGGTAACAAAATTTTCTAATTCAGAATCCACTACGTACTGAGAATTAACTGGTTGCAGAAGACCGCCAACTGGTGAATAAACATTTACAGTATGCCAGCGTTTTCCGTTTGGATGCCTTTCCGCTTTTGTATTAAATTCTACTTCAATCTTAAATTCATATTCTTGATATGTAAATGTTTTGCTTACTGATTTCATTATTTATATGGATTATATATGTTATACTTACTGTAATATTTCTCGTGCAGCACTCTTTCTATTTGTTGCCGCTTTTCAAACAATATCTTTTGCTCTTTACGAAACTCTTCGTATTCCTCAAGATGCTCCATCCAATATGCCATGCCTTTGCCAAATGGTATAATTTCTTTTTCTCCGGTTTCTTTAAAATACAACTCATCTAACTCCGCTTTATAGGCATCATGAACTGATTGCGGTATGCTTGCCCAATTCTTCCTATGCTCAACTTCTTCGGGAAAGTACTCTGGATGCTCTGCAATGGCTTTGTCATATGTGCTCATGCCAATCGGCATACCCACTTGCCGATGCATCATTATAAGAGCTACGAGTGGTGGGATTGGTTTTTCTCTTTGCTCTACACGCACTATCGGCTTGCGTTTGTGTCTAAAGAAACTCATATTAATTTAACTATTTGATCTATAAGTATATTAGCAGCGGCACCAACTAAAATTCCAACCCAGAATCGCTCATACGCGTATTTTTCAGCTGCCTCTTTAATACTGTCGATACAATCTTCATAACTGAGTTTATCGCTTTTGTACATCTTGACAGACAAGCTTATCATGTGAAGTAAATCTCTCATATTACTCTTCAATCACAGTTTCAACGTCTCTCCACTCTGTTTTGCCATTTATTTTATTTACCCATTGCTGCTGCAATACGTTTTTTCTAGAATAATCTTGCACTATCCTCAAATTCATCGTAGGCTCAATTATTACAACTTCATTTGCGTTTATCTCCATTATTTACTTGTTTTATTATTTCTTCTCCAATTCTCTTTTCCACACTTGGGCCATATACCACCCACTGATTTTCACCTCGATGCTTTTCATTATGCTCTTTCAAAGCACTTTCAATAGCTTCTTTTAAATGATTGCCAGTATACAACTCAGACAAGATAATTCAATATTTCCAATTCTTCAGCAGTTAACTCGCTTATAGGAAAATACACTACTCCAATATCTTCTTTGGGCACTTCATAATATAATCCCTGGTCATATAATTGAAAGATGAATTCAGCATCACAATATGCCCTGTTCAAAGGCTCCTTTTCTGAGTTTATTCTAAATCTTATTTTAACTGCTAAAGTTGGTTCTACGCGCATTTGTGCAAATGCTGTGTAAATAAAATAATGACCGGTTACGTCTTGGTCAAAGCGATATTTGTAAATTTTAGTTATTTGTTCCATTATAATTTTATTAAAAATTCGTATAATTTCTTATTCCATCGTGCATCTTCAATAGCACTATGCTCATTAGTTTGCTTTGGGTAATTGTTGGAGCCTTTCATGACTTTTAATTTTTTATCAAGTGAAAATTCACCACCTAATACCCCAGGCTTTAAATCATCTCTTAAATGCGCGTAATGAATAGTTGCTTTCTCATTCATTATCTGCTTGAGGTCAATGCAATACATTGGAAACCCATTTGGCAAATCAATCATCTTTCCAAAGAGCCAGCAGAACACAACCCAATCATAGTCAGCATAATAGCCGTAGAATTCAGGCTTGCTCTTATAAGTATCGTGATACTTATCTTCATCTGTTTGATTGTATACAAACTCTTTTATTTCTCTTGCTATTTGCTCATTTGTCTTGCCATGCTTAGCAGTAAATTTCTTTAAATTTTTAAGTGTAAAAACTTTATCGTTTACTGCGGGCATAGATATATTTGATTTTTTATATCCTTCATAAAGAAATTCTTGAAATATAGGCTTTAATACGTTTTCTCTGATCCAATGAACTTTTACGTTTGTTTTATTGTCATTTAAATCGTATTTTTGCAGTAACTCATGTCTATCCCAAGCTTCCTTCAAATTGAAATCCTTGCTCACAGCATAGTACTCTCTACCATCTTCAGCTACAATTCCAATAGAAATCAAATCTATTGTAGGCTTGGTATACCCAAATAAAGTCTTTTGCGGCCCCTCTAAAAACTCGGTATCTAAATAGTATTTCATAATTAATAGATATTATTCCTCATATTACTGAGAGTAAGTTGAGCCACGCTCCTCATTATTTCTGCAAACATTTGTGGTGCAGCTGCCACAAGGACCTGCTCTAGATAGGGTGTCATTTCCTGTCTATTCTTTTCGCTATTCCAATGATAATACAAATTAGGAGCATTTACAAGTTCATTTTTAAGATTCTCTGCAACGAGTTTCCTTAATTCTTCTTTTGCTATCTTTTCAAAGTCATTTGCCCAAAAATCCTTTACAATTTTATCTACTTCTGTATTTAATACATCTTCTGGAATTAGATTTAAAAATGCTTCTTTTGTCTTACTAACTACCTGCTCTCTAAAATCAGGTAAATTCATTAATGTGTTACTCATACTACAATAAATTAGGGTTCAACAATTCATTAGGTATAATATCTTTGATTCTAATTACAGGGATACTTTGGCTGAGTTCACTCTCATTGAAGAAGATGCCGCCCTTTCGGCTATCCACTAAAGTCTCATCATACTTCATCACGAACATATTCAATAGTAATGTATTCACTACTTGAGTTTCCCTAAATTTAAATCGCGCTTCCTTAAAACTCTCGGCATATTTTTCATCATTCCAATTTGGCCCACTGCTAGGCCGCTTAGGGTCAAATTCTACATTATGCCGCATTACAGAGAATGTGCCGGGCTTGTTCATTAGTTCATATTGTGCCCAATATTCCACCTTCTCATACATCATCCCATTTTCACAAATATACAACTCTTTCTTCTCCAAGAATTTGAAGTTGTCGTGCATCTCAATTACCCTTTGAAATGCAAAATTCTTTTCTGTTTGCTCTATCATATTTATTCCATTAAAAATCCTTGTTTTTCTAGTTCTAATTCTAAATCTGTTTTATTTTCTGTTTTGTCTAAATTCCTATCTAAGTATTTCTTAAAATCCGCAATTTCTCGTTGCAGTAAATCCAATAAATATGCATCATTTGCAATTGAGTAATATTCCAAACAGTACTCCTTGTTATCCGTTAAATTTAATTTGTGAAAAGGTTCACTTTGCCCCTGAAGCTGCACAAATAATTTTATTTCAATTCTAACACGTCTTCCCCTGTATTCAATCTCCTTAGTCATTATTTTATTCTTCATTTTGTTTCAATTTAAAGATATCTTCAATTCCCGCAGTGCTCATGTTCCCCTTAGTACCCACTATAAACATTTTACCTATGCCGATTTTACGTGAAAACTCTTCGGCTGCCTTGCTTATGTCTCTTTGAAGGTTTGTCTCAAAGATAGTAACCAACGTCAATTCTGGTTTTTTACCGTCAATCATCACTTATTTAAATTAATAAACTCTTCAATTTACTATAATCCAAATTAATAGTTAACTTCTCCCCACAACTAAACATAATTGTAGAGTCACGATCATTCTCAGCCGGATTAAAAGATACAATATCATCCAAATCAATAGATATCATCACCCACTCAAAATCATCGTCATCGGGTTCACTTTTACCCAAGAGTTTATTTAAGCTCTCATCTGCACTATAAAACCTAGCCTTGCATTCTATAAAGTTTCTTTCTTTCATACCTGTTTTTTCATTTTTATAATACCAATTACCTTCCTTATCTTTAACTACTTCGTTACTACCCATGCCAGTAGCTTTCATAAACTCTTGAGCATCTTTTACTTGCTGTCTAAAGTTAATTATTACCTGCTCCATCTCTTAATTTTAAATGTTCTTCAAGCAATTCATCTCTATAAACAGTCCAGGCATATCTTAGTGCCTCTTGCTCTGAATTAGATAACCTAAAAAACACATCGGGAACGCCTGCATGTTGCACCCTATTCTCACACAACCTTCTCAGCATATCCCTATCATCTTTAAATCTGATAAAGTTTTCTTTCTGTAATTTAGAATACTCATTGTAAACCACTTCCCTTAAAACTATCTCCTGCAATATCCTGATATTGTGCTTATCTCCCAGCAATCGCTCTGCAGTAGCGCTGCTCATGGGCTTTACTACCAACTCATTTACATAGGCAACCGCCGTGTCTTGACTTAATCTCTCTTGTATATTTGTCACCATTCTATAATTTATAATTTACTAATGCCTTCATATTTTTATAGTTATAAAATCTTTCATTGGCTAATGCGGATAAGTGATAAAATACTTCTTTTAGATCAATAATTCTTTGGTTATTCTTCTCCACATTTATTAGACCAAATTCTTTTAAATACTGCTCATGTGCTTGTAAAGTATAGTGATTATTACCAGCCAGCTTACGCAAATCAGTTTCACTTTTAAACTTCAAAACACCATTCTCATTAGCTTTTATTTTCATATTTAATCTTAAAATAAATAATTTGAATTCTATAGACACAGGTGCAAATAGTAAACCATCTGGTACTAAATAATCTTGCACGTGATTATAAATATGCTTAACTTTATAGATTCTAATTCTATCCTCAACTCTATCTAATATTAAATCACCATTATCTACTAAATTTTTAATAAACCACCCTG